AACAAGACTTAATTAACTTCGGAAATACCGCACTTCAAAAAGGTATCAATATTGCTGTTGGTAACGTAGACTTAGAAACTGTATTCAGAGCTATCTATCCAGAGCAATATGCAATACGCAGCCGCAGAATGACACCTACGAATTCATCTCAGATTTATGGTGGCACTAGCATTCCAGAAGGTAGCAGAGCCAACGCTGCTAAAGCCGAAGACGCTTACGTCGAAGCATTCTTGAAAGGAGCTATGCCAAATCAATACGGCATGTTGAATAAAAAATAGGAGGATTTAAAACATTATGGATGATTTAACATTAATCAACAATACGTCGGTTTACCGTAATCCAGCTCCACAATCACCTCTTCAAGGTCCAAATGTGATGCAACCTGCTGCTGTTTACAGCAAAATTATGCTCAGAACCATTGAATTGGCAGAGTCCGATTACGTCTTTGATAGCATTGCTACCGAAAGAACAATGCCATCCAATAACGGTTCCAATGAAATCGTATTCAAAAGAATGCTTTCATTAGCCGCACACACTCAACCATTAGTTGAAGGTATTCCACCAGCATCCGATAAAGGTGCAATGGTTGCCATCAAAGGCTCCACAAAGTCTTATGGTAGAGTTATGAAGTTCACTGATAAAGTGAACTGGGCAGTAGTTGACCCATTAATCTCTGAATACACACGTCAACTCTCCCTCAAAATTCCAGAAACAAAAGACATCTTAGCACAAGAAGCTCTCTTAGCTGAATGCCAAGTCTTCTATGCTCAACCAAAGAAAGTCTATTCTGGTGCAAGTGACCCAGATACCTTAGTGCTTGATAGCACAAAGCCAATGGTTTCACACATTACAAAATTAAATCCAGATTGTAACCCAACTCTTGACGAATTCCGTAAAATCGTTCTTTCTATGGAAGCAGCGAAAGTTCGTCCAGGTGCTGGTGGCAATTTCAAAGTGTTAGCTTCCAGTGCAGTCTTATTTGACTTAATCACTGACCACCGTGTTAAAGAATTTATGAAATTCAGCAACACTGGTGAAGCCTACAAAAACGATATGGTTATCGACTTATTCTCTTTAGCCTTCCAAAAAGCAAAGACAATCAAGACCGACAACACATACATTGATGCAGACGGTGTCGTTAAATACTTATATCACGTCCCATCAGCATCCATCTCAACTTCAGTTGATTCTGCTTTATCCGCAACATATGCTGGTAGAGTTAACTTAATTCTTCCAAAAGCACTCGGTGATATGACATCTTCTGATACATACATCGTTGTTTACTTAGACGCAGTTGGTACTCCAGCCGCAGTCCCAGCCAACAAGACATTAACCAATGCTTCCAGTGCTGCTCTCGGCACATTATTCGGTGCTGCGACAGGTATTGATGTCCTCAATATCCACCACTCTTATGTTATTGGTGAAGAAGCCTTATTCAGAATTGGTGTTGAAGGACACACTGCTCCTCAATTCATCAAGAAAGAATTAGGTTCTGCTGGTACAGAAGACCCATTGAACCAAAGACAATCCATCGGTTGGAAGATTGATAGCTTAGGCTATAAAGTCGTCAACCCAGATGCAGTTGTTGACTATATGTCCATTCCTTCTCAATATAGAATCAATGTGAATGCACGTCCTGACTTAAAGAACCAATTCACCGATTACTACTATGGTTATGTTGACCCATTAACTGGCAACTACTACCATCCAGAACAAGTCGTTGAATTCGGTGGTGTCTACAAAGTCCGTGGTACCAATGTTACTGTCAATCCAATCAAGATGACAGAACTTGTCAAACCAGTCAACGGTGGCAGAATTGATGCCAATGGTCTCAAGAACGTTGTTAAAGGTGATGCTCCAACAATGCAATATGCATTAGCATCCAACAAAGCAATTAGATTCTTAAAAGACCAAGTTGTTGAAGGTGGACACGCAAGTGACAAAGGTCACTTCTACATCAAAGGCTTTGAAGGCAATGCTACAACCAGAGCTACATCTGCGGCTGAAGTCGTTGCTATCGAACCAAACGGTGTAGTCTTCAGTTCTGAAGAATACAAAGCCGACGGTACTGGTAAAGAATCCAGAACAGCTTTAGTTGAACACGGTGATGTCAACAAAACTGGTGACGGCAGAATTGACTGATAAACATTAGGAGGAATGTAATATGTCACAAAACAACTCAGAAGATAAAAAGGTTATTGCTGAAACTGAGATAGGCAATAATGGCGTAGGGCATTCCAAGATGCTAGGTGAATCGGGAGTGGACGTTAATTCGCTCACTCCTGAGGAACTTAAACTAGCCTTGGTAGTTTCCCAAAATCAATTAGCCCAAATGAAAGGTGAACTTGAAGAAGCCAAAAAAACTAATTCAGATTCCAGTGCTATACAACAACTAGCAGATTTATTAACCAATGCAATTGTTAGTAAACCTGTTGGTCCTACAGAATCAGATAACATTAATCGTACTGCAGAGTTCAGAGAACGTGCGGCACGTATTGATGGAGCGAGCCTTATGGAGGCTCAATCAACAATGATGGCTTACCGTGGAGAAGCAAAAGTCCCAGTAAGCATTCCAAAAACTTTCCAAAGTCAGTTCGGACAATCATTATCTATCACAGTAAATGGTGTCCGTGTTGCAATTCCTTGTGACGGTAAAACCTACTACATCAATGAAACTCATGCAATTCACGCTAAGGAAAGAATTGCCAAAGTTGACAGACTCTTAGAAGCCCAACGCGCCGTATATCTGCATCGAGCCCTGGTGCAACGGCCCGGACTT